AAATGGAGAGTGAAATTGTTGCTCTCGGCAAGGAGATAGACATTTTAGAACGTCAGGCAGAGATGGAAAAAAGACTGAATTCTCCGGTTAATACACCCGTTCTTGAAACACCTAAAACGAACGGTAATGCAAAAACGGGCAGAGCAAGTGACGAATATAAGCAGGCATTTTGGAAGCTTATGAAGAATAATCAGCTGTCATATTCGGTACATGATACATTGCAGATTGGTACTGACAGTGACGGCGGATATCTTGTTCCGGACGAATACGAGACAGTTCTTATTGACAAACTTGCCGATGAAAACATTATGCGAGGATTAACTACAATCATAACAAGTGCAAACGGTGATAAAAAGATTCCGGTAGTTGCATCTCACGGTGAGGCTGTGTGGACAGATGAAGGCTCGGAATACACTGAAAGCGATGATGAGTTCGGAACGGTATCTCTTGGAGCTCATAAGCTAAGTACGATTATAAAAGTATCGGAAGAACTGCTCAATGACTCCGCATTCAATCTTGAAACATACATATCATCGGAATTTGCAAGAAGAATGGGTGCGGCAGAGGAATTGGCATTTATAAACGGCAACGGTACAGGAAAACCGACAGGTGTGTTAAATACGGCTGAAGTAGGGGTTACGTCTGCTGCGTCAAATGCAATTACGACAGATGAAATAATTGACCTATATCACAGTCTTAGAACACCGTATCGAAAGAATGCCGTATTTATGTCAAGCGACAGTACAATAAAGGCTATAAGAAAACTTAAAGACAGTAACGGTCAGTATTTATGGCAACCGGGTCTGCAGGCGGGACAGCCGGATACAATTCTTAACCGTCCGATACATACTTCTGCATATATGCCTGAGATAGAGTCCGGCAATAAGATATTGCTGTTTGGTGATTTATCATATTATTGGGTGGCTGACAGACAGGGACGTTCGTTCCAAAGATTGAATGAACTTTTTGCAAAGAACGGACAAGTCGGTTTCCGTGTATTCCAAAGATTAGACGGAAAGCTGATATTGCCTGAATCGGTTAAGACTGTTCAGATGAAATAATAGGAGGGTAAAATGAAAATAAAGATAACAACTTCATGCTCGGGTTTGACTTTCAGTTTTTCTGAAGGTCAGACTGTTGATGTTGAAAAGAAAATAGGCGAAGATTTGGTTCAGTGCGGATTTGCGGAAGAAGTAAGGGACACAAAAACAACAAGAAGGGACACTAAATCTAAAACAGTGCAGTCTAAAACGGAGGAAGAAGAAAATGCTGACGATTGAAGAGGTTAAACAGTATCTGCATTTGGATTCCGACGCAGAGGACGACTATCTCCGAATACTCATTCTCTTAGCAGAAGAAATGTGCGAAAATTATACACGTCTTGCAATGCCTGACAAACTGCCGGAAAGCTATAAACAAGCTATGCTTGTGTGTATAGGATATTTCTTTGAACAGCGTGACGGAACTAAAAACGGCGTGCCGAGTATATTTTATACATTGCTGAGACCATACAGAAAGGCGGCATTTTAATGGACTTTTCAAAACTGCGTCATCGGGTTATATTTTTGAAACCACTTGATAAAAGATTAAATTCAATGAATGAAAATGTGCCTGTGTGGATTCCGTTCAAACCTAAATTAAGCAGTGACATTAATGCCGCTGAAACTTCTGTGTATGTGCTGACAGATAACAAAGGCAACGCAGTATGGAAATCGGCAGGCGGCGGACAGCTGTATTCACATCAACTTTCTTTGAATGAGTATGCCGTATGGGCAAATGTTTCTCCGATGTCGGGACGTGAGTATGAGGAGTCACAAAAACTGCGTGCAGAAACCACATACAAAATTACAACAAGGTATTTTCCGAATATAACCGAGGATATGAAAATTATGTTCGGGCTAAAGGTTCTTGATATTGTTTCTGTTCTTAACATAGGCGAAAACAATACGGAATTGCAGATTGTTGCAAAGGAGAAAGACCGAAATGGCAAGGAATATTGATGTATTCGGATTTGACGAACTTGAAAAAGCTATGAAGCAATGCGAGAAGAATTATCCGAGTCAGGCAGACGCATTCCTTATGGCAGAAGGACGTGCCGTAAATAAGAGAACAAAATCACTTACACCGGTAAGGACAAAGAAACTCCTAAACTCATGGAGAACGAAAAAAGTAAAACTGTATAAGGACGGTAAAGTGAGAGTAGTGAGAGTTCAGTCAACAGCACCTCATGCACATCTTATAGAACTCGGTCACAAGATTGTAAGCGGCGGCAGAACTCGGGAAAGAGGCAGAAAACTTAATCGTGTACAGCGTTCTGCAAGAGGCATTAAATCCGGCGGATATGTACAAGGTGATTTTATGCTTGAAAAATCAATGTCGGAGGCACAGGCAAAATTCAACTCGGGTGCAGAAAAACTGCTTGATAAGATAACAAAAGATATACAAATGTAGGAGGACAGATGATTACAGAAAAAGATATACAGACACGAACTGCGGAAATCCTTGCGAATGCCGGATTTAACGTGGTTGCCTCAGAAGTAGATGAGGGATTTTTTAAACCGGCAGTGTTTGTTTCTGCGTATCCTTCAGATGTACAGCCTCAGTGCTGTGGCGGTGCACTTGAGGAACTTACTGTTTCGGTAGAATTAAAATATATATCGGCTCTTGAAACTGTGGAGGACTGTATAGGTGCTTACAGCAGGATTAAAGAGCTTTTTTTGTACCCGACTTTCGATATTATGGACAGACATCTGACTATTCATGAAATGAATTTTGAAATTGAAAAGGGTGCAATGTATGTGTATTTTGATATAAATTTCATTCAGGCTGTGGATAAAACAGAAAAGTATGATGAAATGAATGAACTTGTGATACGGGGGGATAAAAATGGGGTTACCTGAAATTTTAATTGAATTTAAGACGAAGGCACAGACTGCGGTAACACGAAGTCAGAACGGAATTGTAGCGGTTATTCTTGAAGATTCAACCAAAGTCGGAGATGAAAATTTAAGTTATACATATAACTATGAAGCCGATATTGTCAAATCCGACTGGACAGCGACAAATCTTGACTACTTGAATAAAATATTTCTCGGCAAACCGAAACGAGTGCTTGTGGAAAGAGCGGAAACAGGCGAGGACTTCAAAAAGTCATATAACGCCGCCTTGGCACGCATTAGAAACAAGTCGTGGAACTGGCTGACGTTTCCGGGGTTGGAACCACATAAAGATTTGACGGAAGAACTGCAGAATTGGATTATTGCACAGAGAGCGGCAAAAAAGATGTTCAAAGCGGTTTTGCCTTGTTCTGCGGCAAATAATGAGGGCATTGTTAACTTTTCCACGAGCGGTATAAAAGTCGGAGCAAAGACATATTCGGCATATGAATATTGTGCAAGAATTGCAGGCTTGCTTGCAGGACTGTCAATGACGGAGAGTGCAACATATCAAGTTCTTTCGGAAATTGACTCTATAACGGAGAGTCTTACTCCCGATGAAGATATAGACGAAGGCAAGTTTATATTAATCAATGACGGTGAAAAAGTAAAAGTCGCACGAGGTGTAAATTCACTGCATATCTTAAGCGGTGATAAGACCGAAGATATGAAGAAAATCAAAATTATTGAGGGTATGGACTTAATGCGTGACGATATTCGTTCTGCATTTGAGAATAACTATATCGGAATTAATAACAGCTATGACAATAAGGTTATGTTTGTAGCTGCGATAAATCAGTATTTTGACGGACTTGTAAGAGAAGGCGTACTGTACGGCGATGCGGAAAATACAGCGGATATAGATGTTAATGCACAGCGTGACTGGCTTGTACAAAAATATGATATATCCGAGTACAGTGATGAACAGATTCGTAAGGCAAAGACGGGCAGTTATGTTTTTGTAACGGCGGATATAACATTCTGTGATGCAATAGAGGATTTGAAATTTTCTATAAATATGGAGTAAGGGAGGCAGTAAACAATGGCAGGAGAAAGAAAGCTTCCCGC